CTATGATCAATGGCTTGAGCATTTTGGTCAGGCAGTTGAGATCCAACGTCACAGACGTCAAGTACGAATTGACTTTACGCTCACTCTGCCCGGAATGTTCGAAGTTACATGCATTAGACAACTTGCTGAAACATACGGAGTCGACGTCCTTGCTAAAGTAATATTCTCATTCCCACCTGACATTGTGATGAGTCCACTGGCTCTGCCTAGAACATTGTTGAATGCTTGGATTGATGAACTTGTGCCCAAAACAGATGGTGCCTTACGTGATGTGTTGACACAGTTAAAAACACGCCAGACTTTTGAAGAACAATGGCCGGCTCAATATGCAAAAGGTCTTGCTAAAGGCAAGGCACGTGTGTTACAATTAGAAAGCATACGCACACAACGGATCACAATGACTGACATATTGGCCGGTCGACCCGCGGTGCTAGAATGGTGGAACAACATTGCTTGATAGAATTGAAATAGACCTGCGTGGCGTAGACACACTCACACTGTGCATAGATGTCACAGACAACAGTCTCGGTCGCAAATGGCTCACAGCGTTGAACGACATCCTACGCAACAACTTACACTTGGAAAAAAACTACTGTTGGCTGGGCTGGGCCGAAAGTGACCGCTCGGCTGAATATATCATCAGTCAGATCAATGCCAGTATTGTTGCCATCAACACAGCCAATCTGGGCTACACAATCATTGACCATTTCTCCGTAGCAGACACTATTCAAGACAACCTGGATGTTGACCATGCTCGCATGAATTGGTTGCATCGATATTTCGAAGAACTGCAAGGGCATTCAGGACACATGAGCCCTTATTGGCAACAGGCTGATGCTGCTACACGTTGGCACATACGCCAACTTAACTTGTTGTGCCACGAGTATGAAAGTCTTGTGCTCAGCATGCGCAAGTTCATTCAATCACCTGAATGGCGTAGACCCAGCCAACTCATGTGTTGGCTTAATGCACCTCGCTTCTCATTGGATACTGAAGACTACGAACTGTTTGGAGTAGACACAATCAACCGACAAATGGGCGGAGTGTATGTGGGTGTAAACAAAGCAGTGGGCAAAGCACATTGGGAAGTGTTCAATGACGAAGGGCGCAGTGTAAACGAACTTGTGACCACTAGTCTGCGCAATCAAACCGAAGCAGCTGGCGACTTTGACATTGAATGGGCCAGAGACCCTGGTGCATATCATTGGCAAATTAAAAAACTAGCTGACTTTCGTGCATGGTTAACTGACAATGGATTTGATCCTGAAGATAAAACATTGACAATAGGACACCCTAAAGTAGCACAAGTAAATTTGACCAAGAGTTTTGGCACACTGGACTACAATCAAATTTGGCAACAGATTTCAACCCGACTTGATGTATTTAAAATACGTACCAGTGACGCAGAAGCTACATATGAGTATCACTGGAGTGATCGAGACTACGCTGAACAGCAAATAAGGAGATTGAGATGAAATGGATACGCAGCCTTTGGGACAGAATCACGTTAGAAATACGCTATCGTAAGAAATTAAAAGAACTTCGCAAAAGAGATCCATTTATCTACAAATGAATATCTTAGGTATTAGCGCCGGCTTTCATGACGCTGCCGCCACGGTGGTCAGCCCACCTGGTGATATCCTGTTTGCTGGACACAGTGAGCGGTATAGCAAAAAGAAAAATGATGCTGAGTTGTGTACAGGTCTACTAGATGATGTCATACGTTACAATGACTATGGGCCAATGGCTCATACTCCAGAAATTGTGGCATATTACGAACGTCCTTGGCTCAAACAACTTCGTCAACTGTATGCTGGACAAGGGGTTGAGTGGGATAAAATAACAGTCAAACAAATTTTAAAATCACAACTACAAGGACGTATCGCCCCCAAGCAGATATATTGCTATAATCATCATCTCTCACATGCAGCCGGCGGATTTCAAACAAGCCCATATGATCGTGCCACTGTGGTGGTAATTGATGCCATAGGCGAGTGGGATACAATCACAATCTGGGGCGCAGAATATGACAAGCAAGGACGAGCACGGTACCGGCGACTGTGGTCGCAACAGTATCCGCACAGCCTGGGTCTGTTTTATAGTGCAATTACTAAACGTGTGGGCCTACACCCACTAGACGAAGAATACATCACCATGGGCATGGCAGCGTATGGCCGAGACAGTTACCATCCAGTCATGGAATCAGTGTTAATCCGTGATCCAGATGAAATAGAGTTTGGACAAAATCTACATGCTGGAGTCAGTGATGACTTCATGGGCAGTCTTAGCAACGAAGATATTGCTGCCAGTGCTCAAACATTGTTGGAACAACTGATAGGCAACGTCATGCGTAGGGCTAGAGACTTCAAGTGGTCAACAAATCTTGTGTATCAAGGTGGTGTTGCACTCAACTGTTTGGCCAATAGACGACTAGGAAATTACTTTGACGACATCTGGATCATGCCCAACCCTGGAGACGCCGGCAGCAGCCTCGGAGCCGCTGCTCTCGCGTATGGTCAAAGATTGCATTGGCACAATGCTTTCCTTGGTCACAATATCTCTGGTGCTTATCCTGTTGGTGATCTTGTCCGCGGTTTACTTCACGATGGTATTGCGGGAGTGGCTAGTGGCCGTGCCGAATTTGGGCCCAGAGCACTGGGTAACCGGAGCCTACTTGCTGACCCCCGCGTTGCAAAAATTAAGGATCAAGTAAATGCAATCAAACGCAGACAAAAATTCCGACCTTTTGCCCCTGTTATTTTGGCTGAATTGGCTGGCGATTATTTTGATATGCCTGGCGGCTGGCATACTCATGACTACATGCAGTCAGTAGCTAGATGCCGCCAACCTAATCTTTACCCTGCTGTGTGTCATGTCGATGGCACCAGCAGAGTACAAACTGTTGCAGCGGATGGGTCAGGAATAAGACAGTTGTTGGAAGCATGGTACGCTGAAACAGGTTGTGCCATGTTGTTGAATACCAGTTTGAACATACGTGGCGAGCCCATGGTCAACGATCGTGCAGATGCTGATCGATTTGAAATGCTGTATGGGGTAACGGTGTATTCATGATCGAATCTACAAAAACTCGATATTGCAATGAATTTTGGTATCACAGCAATGATCTTATGATTGGTGCCAGCCTTGAACGGTACGGAGAGTATAGTCAATGCGAAATTGATTTTCTACTGAGTTTTTTAACTGATAGTGCTGTGGTATATGATGTGGGAGCCAACATAGGATATCATACCACAGCATTTGCCACACGGGTCAAACGTGTGTATGCATTTGAACCGCATCCAGGTAACTATGCATTGTTGGAAAAAAATACTGAGGATTTTGACAATATTTTTTTAGGACAATATGCAGTGAGCAACTGCAGGACAACTTGTTACATTTCAGATTATGATCCTGATCAGTCTGGCAACTTTGGTGCTGTCAACATTGTTGACCACACCACAGGAATTGCGGTCACTGCTATTGATTTAGATACTGCTGGGCTGGACCCACCGGACTTCATCAAGATTGATGCAGAAGGACATGAATTACAAGTACTGCAAGGTTGCGAGCAAATCATACAACAACATTGCCCTGTAATCTACTATGAAGCACATGAATCACGGCACCTTAGAGACATATACTTGTTGTTGAGTGAAGATAGATATAGGTTTTATTGGGCGCAAGTGAACAATTATAATCCTGCAAATTTTGCCAACAACGCAGACAATGTATTTGGAGGTACAGCATTGATGAGTATATTGGCCTGGCCTAGAACGCTGGGAGAATTGCCGATGACTCCTGTGACAGGCATGGATGACACTGCTGGTAGATTCTACGCCAACGGACATCCTTAAAGATAAGTTTCTAGTCCGCCACGTCTGCGGATGTCTTGTGTGCAACAACTGATACCGCCATCCCAGAAGTAACTGTGACGCAGTTCACTGATGATAGGGTCTATTCGATGCCGGCGGCAGTAGTCAAATACTTCTTTGTTGTATGCACTGAATATAACATGCGACTCATCCAGTACCAAACAGTTGACATCAAACACAGTTTCAGCAACAAAGCCAGTCCACTTGGTCAGATAAGTGTTCACAAAGTCTGAGAACTCTGCGGTATTCTTC